TGAACACGCTTGGCGCATCGAATATTATTTCGCTGACAGAAGACAGCAAAGCTGCGCGCATCATCAATCAACGATATGACACAGTGCGCGATGCCGTTTTTAGATCGCACAACTGGAACAGCCTGATCAAAAGGGCTGACCTGGCGGAGCTGTCAGACGCTCCGACATTCGGCTATGCGAACCAGTTCGGTCTGCCAGGTGACTGCATCCGCGTCCTCGAGTTCTCGAATGGAACGCTGGCATACCCCCAAGACAATATTTTTAGCAACAGCGGCGGACCCGTCTATGTCATCGAGGGCCGCAATCTGCTGACTGATGAAGCAGTCGCAAAGATCAAATATATCAGCCGCGTCACTGATCCAAATGAGTATGACACGCTGCTTCTCGACACCATATCGGCTAGACTGGCGTATGAGATTTGCTATGCGATCACAGGCAGCAACTCGATGATCGCTACAACCAAAACGCTTTACGATGAAAAGATGAAAGAGGCGCGCTTTGTCGATGCAACAGAAGGCGCTGCTGAAAAATTTGAAGCCAGCGATCTGATCGAAAGCAGGTTCTAAGGTGGCGCGCTCCGCACCATCGCTATCCAGCTTCGTTGCCGGCGAGATATCGCCGCGCCTCGAGGGCCGCACAGAGCTGGATAAATACAGAGCCGGCCTGTCCGAGCTGCTGAACATGATTGTGCATCCGCATGGCGGTGTATCACGCCGGCCAGGCACAGAGTTCTTGGGCGAGGTGAAGAACAGCGCAACCAAAAGCCGCCTTGTGCCGTTCCAATTTAAGACAAGCGACACTTATATCCTCGAGTTTGGCGACAGCGTGATGCGCGTCTACCGCAATGGCGGCCAGGTCCTCGATGCTGCGAAGACCATCAGCGGGGCAACACAGGCCAACCCCGTTGTCATCACAGCCACGGGCCACGGCCTGTCCAACGGTGCCGAGGTGTTTATATCCAGCGTTGCTGGCATGACGCAGCTCAATGGCCGCAACTACAAGATCGCAAACAAAGGGACCAACACCTTTGAGCTGCAAGATTTGTTTGGGGCAAACATCGATGGAACAGGCTTTTCTGCTTATAGCAGTGGCGGCACGGCTGACCCGATCTTTGAGGTTGCCACGCCTTACGCCGCTGCCAAGATTTTTGACATAAGGTTTGTGCAGTCGGCCGACACGATGTTTCTGGTGCATCCAGAGTTTGCGCCCAGGACGCTGACCAGGAGCGGCCACACGACTTGGACCTTTGCAACGCCGACATTTATCGATGGCCCGTATCTAAACCAGAACACCACGGCGACCACGCTCAACCCTGGCGCTACCACCGGCACTGGCGTCGCCCTGGTGGCAAGCGCCGATCTGTTTGCAAGCACCGATGTCGGCCGGCTGGTCAAGCTGCATGGCGGCAACGCGACGATCACAGCCTTTACCGATGCGCAGAATGTGGCTGTGACCATCAACGCGAACCTCTCCGCCAGCACGGCCACAGCAGATTTCTCGCTTGGTGCCTGGTCGGACACAACCGGCTATCCCAGCACGGTGACATTCTTTGAGCAGCGTCTGGTCTTTGCCGGCACGACAGACGAGCCGCAGACGATGTTCTTCTCGAAAAACGGCGACTATCTCAACATGACGGTCGGCACTAACGACGATGATGCAATCATCTATACAATCGCATCCAACCAGGTGAATGCCATCAGGTATCTGTCTGCGACGCGGGTTCTGACGATCGGGACCACTGGCGGCGAGTATGTGCTGACAACAACCAACGATGGGCCTGTCACGCCGACCAACGCCCAGATCAGAAAATACAGCAACTATGGCACCGCCCTGGTCGAGCCTGTCCAGGTCGCCGATGTGACACTGTTCTTGCAGCGCGCAAAGCGCAAGCTGCGCGAGTTCCGATATGCCGGCGAGGTCAACACCAGCGGCTATACAGCGCCCGATATGACAATCCTGGCCGAGCATATCACCGAGGGCGGCATGCTCGATATGACCTACCAGCAGGAGCCTGACAGCATCGTATGGATGGTGCGCAATGACGGCGTTCTAATCGGCATGACCTACCGGCGTGAGGAAGAGGTCATCGCTTGGCATCAGCACAAGCTGGGCGGCACATATACAGGCACCCATGAAGGCGCAGCCTCAAAGACCTACGACTATGGCCTGGTCGAAAGCATTGCCACCCTGCCAGGCGAGACGGCCGAGGACGAGCTTTATATGATCGTAAAGCGCACGATCGGCGGTGCAACCAAGCGCTATGTCGAGCGCATGACGACCTTTGACTTTGGTGAAGATACGACGGCAGCATTCTTCGTCGATAGCGGCTTAACCTACAGCGGCGGTGCCACGGCCTCTCTATCTGGGCTGCATCACCTGTCTGGCTTGTCTGTCTCCTCGCTTATCAATGGCGCGACGCATGCCGACAAGACGGTCAGCTCGGGTTCCATATCGCTCGATGTCAACGCCACAGCAGCCGCTGTCGGGCTTGGATACACCAGCCGCATGCAGACGCTGCGGCTCGAGGCCGGATCGGTAGATGGCACAAGCCAGGGCAAGCCAAAGCGTATCCACTCAATCACACTGCGGCTGCACAAGACCGTGGGCATTGAGGTGGGCAGCTCGACAAGTGATGTGGACCGGATACCATTTCGCTCGTCAGCAAACCAAATGGGCCAGGCCGTGTCGCTATTTACAGGCGATAAGGAGGTCGAGTTCCGTGGTGGCTTTGAGGATGACGAACAGATTGTAGTCAGACAAACCCAGCCCCTGCCGCTGACGGTCCTGGCACTTTATCCGCGCATGAACACATTCGATAAATAGGGGTCGCTATGGTCTGGGCAGCAGCCGCACAAATTGGTTTATCGCTCTATGGTGCGAACCAGCAGAGAAAAGCAGCAGATAAGGCTGCTGGCGAAGCACTGCGCATCGGTGCAGCCAACGCTGAAATCATCGAGCGCGATATCGATATCGGCAAACAGCAGATTGCCAATCTACAAAAAGCGCTCGAGATCAGTACACAGCGCAAACGGCGCGCCTTTGGGGCCGTACAAGGGTCCGTCAGAAACATTTACGGCGGCAGCGGTGTGGATTTGGGACGCGGTGCGCCGATGACAGTGCAGCTCCGAAACGCTGCTGAATATGAGTATGAGCTGGGCATTGATGCCTACAACACATCGATCGCAATACAGGAGGTTGAAGACGGCATCGAGGAAACCAGGCTGCGCGCCGAGGTGTCCCGCATGGGCGGCCAGGCAGAGGCGAGTGCGCTGCGCTCGCGCGGCAGCCAGGCATTGCTGAAAGGACTGGGTACGTCCGTCGCCATCGCTGACAATGAAGGGATGTTTACCAGAGATTACTGGTCAAATCTTAGAAGTAGCTGGAGTACATCCTGATGCCGAGGATACCTGTTTACACGACCAGCGCAACGCCGACGACAGCTACTGGCAAAAAGTCCTGGGGTGTCCGCATGAACAGCCGGCCATTCATCGAGGCTGCGCTGCAAAAGGGCGACACGGCGGCGACAGCGGCCGGCCTGATCACCGAGTTCCTATCGCAGCGCGAGACAAGACGCACTGAGGCCGAGGTCAGTCAGGCGCTGATAGGTGCTGAGACATTCTTGTCAACGACGGTCACAGAGCTTTCACGGGCCAGCAATCCGGCAGATGTGTTCAGCCCCGACCTGACAAAAGAAAACAACTGGAACGCCAGCCTGATGGAGATCAGGAATAATTTTAGGGGCCAGCTTTCCCCCAGGGCAAGGCGTCTATTCGATACCAAGTTCCAGGGGATTGCCGCGCCATACCGAGCACGGCTGCAAGTCAAGATCGATGAACGGATCAACAATCTGGCAATCAGCGAATTCAAAGTCGGTCTAACAGGCTTTGAGGCCGGCATGGCAGACCTGACATCCGATGATGCAAATGTGCAAAATTTTAATTTTCAACTGACAGAAGCTAGAAATCGCGGCAACCGGCTCGTCGATCAGGGCCGCATGACTGAAGAGGATGTGGTTTCGCAAGTCAATACGACAATCGAGAACGCTGCCGCCGGCGCTCTCACCATGTTTATGGTCGAGGTTCCAAATCCGATCGAGGTCGCAATGAAATTGCAGAATGACGACGATCTCACTGGCGAGGAGCTGGAGGACCTTGCTGCCATGACGGAGCATGGTGCCTATGTGATGCACGTCCTGAATAATGTCACTGATCCAGTCAAGCGCAGGGAGCTTGTTGACGCCGCAGTCGATTATGCATTCGAGGAACACGACCGAAACAAACAGCTACAAAAGGAAGAAGACGACAAGCTAAAGAAAGACAATAGGAGGGCATATAACCGCATTTTCAGCGCCGATGAGACTGCGTTGAGCCGCAAAACTATTTTCGACAGGCTTGATGGCATCGATTTTATGACGCCGAGCGAGCGCAATGTCGCCAAGCTGTTCATCGAAGACAAACAACTGTTTGCCGATAGTGACGATGACGCATCAGTGATAGCCCTTACGAGTAGGCTTAACGAGGGCGAATTAACTACCGATATGGTTATCAATGAAGCCGGCAGCCTGACTAGGCAGAGCTTCCAGTCATTTATGTCACAAGTCGATCAGGATTTGTCTGACAGCTACAAAGCAGCGCTCGGTGATGCCAGGGTCAGGTTCAAGTATGCCGAGGAGCGCGGCTTTGATATCGCAGAATACGAGCAGGGCGCGCAGTCAGCATATTACCGCGCCATGCAGCGCATCCGCGATATGGAGTTCACATCTGGCAGCACCATGTCCGCGCAGCAGCTCCGCCTTGAGGCAAAGCAAATCATCGAGGAAGAATATCTGAAGCTCAAACCAATATTGCAGCTCGAGCTGGATGACATTCTAAAAACCATAGAGCGACGCAACCCCACACTAAAATTTAACAGGGTCAATGGCAGGTTCAATTATGAGACTGTTGCCCAGGAGCTTGCCGATCATATGGCAACAGCCGGAGAGAACGCGAGGCTTGAAGCAAATCTGGGCGAGCTGCGTTATCTGCTCGACATGATGAGGGACTAGTATGATCGAGGAAACAGATACCGATATCGAGGTTCGCAAGTACGACGAGGCCGAAGCTGCGCGCATGATCGGTTTTGAGCCGTATCCAAATCTAACGCCTAAACCTGGTCCGAATATGGCGGCCGCATCGATCGCTCCATTGCCGACCAACGACATCGATCAGTATTTTGCTGACCTTGGTTCCGTCGTCAAAGAGACGGTTGTAAGCCCGACTGCTGGATTGCGCCAAGGAGCGCAGGAGTTGATTGACACCGGCATAGATTTTCTGGGGTCCGAAGCGTCCAAGTTCTTTCAGTATGGCGGCTTTCACAAAACCCTTGGATTAAGCGATGAAGCCGGTGCTGAAATCTATAAGAACATGGAGCTGAACACCAGGAAGAACCTAAACGATCGCGGCTTCGATACAGAGCTGCCGCTTAAAAACCTACAGCCAGAGACAGAGATCGGCATCGGCGTCAGAGAGATGACGGCGTATGTGTCGAATTTTCTGCTCGGCCGTCCGCAGTTCACAAAGGTCAAAGGGCTAGGCGATAGCGTCCTCGATACGATCGGCGACTGGGGGTATCGGTTGCTCTCGAATGTCAGAGCCAACAGCCTGGGCGCGCATGCTTTGAACCCCGAGGAAAGCAACCTGTCACAGCTTGCCGTTGAGATGGGCTTCGTGCAGGAGCTGAACGACTTTTATGCAGAAGGCTCTGTCGCTGACCGCATGTCTGAAGGCGTCGCCGATCGCCTGTCCATGATGGCAAACCCCTCGGTCAGGGGCATGGAGCTGGACGCTCC